TATGCTACTGCATATTTTAATCAACAATGTTCAATAAGTGCATTATATAATGCACAATGTCCAGGATATGCTACAGCTTACTACAATCAACAATGTTCACTAAACCCATTGTATGACACACAATGTCCTGGATATGCTACAGCCTACTATAACCAACAATGTACTTTGGATCCATTATACGATGCAGGCTGTACAGGATATGCACAAGCATATTATAACCAACAATGTTCATTGGATCCTTTATATGATAAAGGATGTCCAGGACATGCGACTGCTTACTTGAATCAACAATGTGCATTAGATCCATTATTTGATGCAACATGTACAGGTTATAAAGAAGCAAAATGTAACATTGACCCTTTATATGAAACTACATGCATAGGTTATGATGTTGCGTATTTTAACCAACAATGTAGTTTTGATCCACAATATGATGAAACGTGTGCAGGTTACATATCACCAATACAAATTGTTGACGATGGAACTGATATAGATCCAATTGAAGAAATATTAGATACAGAAATTATAATAGGAGATATTAATACAGGTTTACAAATTGAAGGATTACCTACTGTACAAAATTTTGTACAACCAACTGTCGACACAACAACTGAAACAGTACAAATTCCAGAAGTTGATATTGTACAATCTGACTTGACAGCAATGGAAGATAGTATAGAAAGAGAACTTGCAGAACTAGAATCAATGGATGGCACAATGGCAATGTCTGACAACATAGAAGCAGAAATTGCTTCGTTAGAATCACAGTCTAATAATGGACAATCTAATCAAGAGGATAACATAGAAGCAGAGATTGCTTCATTAGAAGAAGAAACTAACAATCCAAATGCTGATGAGGCTAAAGAAGAACTTGAAGAAGTAAAAGAAGAGTCCGAAGAGATTGAAGAAAAAGAAGAAGAGAAGAAAGAAGATAAACAAAAGTCCAAAGAAGATAACAAAACACCAGGCGAAAAAGATGGATCAATTGGAGGCAGTAAAGAACAAGAAGATGACATTGAAAAAGAAATTGCACAGCTAAAAGAGGAAACTAAAGAAGAGCCAAAAGCTAAGAAAAAACCCACTAGTAGAAATGATAAATTAAAGATGTTAATTGCTAAAAAGGCCAACGAATTAACAAAGAAGATTGAAAACGCAGTAACTATAGAACAACAAATGTTAGTACAACGACAACTCCTTGCACTTATTTCTTTTGTGCCAGGTTTTGATTACAATAAAAAAGAAATAGAACAGATTGCATTTTATCCAGATAAGCCTACTGTGGATCATTATTTTTCTAGATGGTTCTTAAACGATCCTAAGTTTGGTGCAATGGAAGAATTACAATACAACTTAAAATAGGAGGAAAAAATGGCAGAAGTTGAATATGGAGGAATTAAATTAAGTGGAGGGAAGCTTCTACTTATATTACCTCTTTTGGGTACATTAGGTGGAGGACTATGGGCAGGATTTGAATTTTATAAAGACTATTCAAACATGAAAGATATCATTGCCAACATAGATACTGGCCAAGTTAATGCACGTATGGATGTTATAAATACAAAGTTAGATGAGGCATTAGATTATTCAAGAGATATTAAGAATGGCCTGCGTGACGACATAGTGCGGTTAGAAAAGATTATAGACAAAGTAGAAGATGATATTAATGAAGTTGAAACTAAAACAAGAACATTAATAGACGATGCTGAAACTAGATTCGATACTAAACGCGATGACTTGTTAAACCAATATGTTGCACAAAAGGACATGCTTATAAGAGAAAACTCTACTACAAAAGAACTTTTAGAAAGTAAAATAAAAGATCTTCAAGACGACATGGAAAAACAGTTACAAAGAGCTCTTGATAATCCGCTCGCAAATAGAAACTAAAAAGGATTATAAAATGTATGAGTATAAGGCAAAAATTTTAAGAGTAGTCGACGGAGATACAGTTGACGTTGATATCGACTTAGGATTCGGAGTATGGATGCACAAAGAACGTGTGAGAATGATGGGCATTGATACTCCTGAATCTAGAACTAGAGATTTAGTAGAAAAGCAGTTTGGCCTTGCATCAAAAGAATATGTAAAAAGTTATCTACCTGTAGGATCAATACAAGTTTTAAAAACTACCATAGACAAATCAGGTGAAGACAGTAGAGGTAAGTTTGGTAGAATACTAGGAGACTTTTTAGTATACCATGGTGAGAAAGACGCACAAAGAAAACTTACTGAAGTTATGATTGATGACGGCTACGGTGTTGCATATTTTGGTGGATCTAAAGACGAAATAGATGCACAGCATTTAAAAAATAGAGAACGTCTAATCTCCGAAGGCAAAGTTACCGTTTAAATAAGTAGTAGTATGGACTACTATGAACTTCTAGGGGTAACAAAATCTTCCTCAGACAAAGAACTTAAAACAGCATTCAAAAATAAAGCAATGCAGTACCATCCTGACAAAGGAGGAGATCCTGAGAAGTTTAAACAAATTAACGAAGCATATCAAGTCCTTAGTGATACACAAAAACGCCAAATGTACGATCAATTTGGTACAGCTGATCCACAGCAAGTAAATCAAAATCAAAGCCAGTCGTTTCATTTTAATTCAGGAAACATGGGAGACGTGTTTGAACAAATGTTTGGAGGAGGTCCATTTGGTTTTGCACAACAACGTCCTCGTAAAAATAAAGATATAAGACTAAACTATACAATAGACTTTAAAGATGTATTTACAGGCGGTGGAAACACTATAACATTTAAATTGCCCAATGGACAGAATGAGATACTAGATGTAAGAATACCAGAAGGTATGAAAGATGGAGACACCCTTAGATTTACAGGATACGGCGATAACTCTATACCTAACTTACCAAGGGGAGACTTATCCGTTGTAATAAGAGTAAGATATCCTCCTGGATGGCGTGTTGACGGTAATAACATATATACAAAAATATCCGTAGGCATGTTAGATTTACTAACAGGAACCAAGATAGACATAAACACTCCTGAAGGTAAATCTATTAGTTTGACAATACCTACAGGAACAAATCCTGGAACTACATTTAGTATAAATGGATACGGAATACCTGTAATGCGTACAAAGCAAAGAGGCAACTTATACGTTGAAATTGGTTGCCAAACACCTAAATTATCAGAAAAGAACCTGCAACTGATAGAGAACATAAAGAGAGATATTACCAAATAACTTGCATTTTTTTTAAATATGTGTATAATGTATAATAGTTAGGAGATTGAAAGATGAATAAAAATAGTTATAAAGCATACCCTCCTGTATTGGTATACGTAATAATCAAAGACTTTTGGAATTCTATTATGACAATCGAAGGATCAGCATTACGTAAACTAGATCCAAGGGTAGCACATATGGTGTTTATGATTTTAGCATTTATGTGGAGTGGAATATTTTCAATTATGGTTGGAAGTATAACTGCATTTGGCATAAGTGCTATAGCTCACGTCGCACTAATATCAGGTACTGCAATTACAGTTATGATCTTTAATGAGGCTGATAAAAGGCCTGATAGCTTAAATAAAACTGTAAAGTCATTTACCTTCAAGAGTGGTTATAATAGTGGACCAAGAGCAAGGCAGAACATGTGGGTAAATGGTAAAAAGGTAAAATTAGATGCAAATGATCCAGGTGGAGAACACGAATAAATGGAAAACAAAGGAACACGTTAATGGTAGAACCTAGTGAAGATTTAAAATTAGTATTTGAAAAAGCAATTAAAGATGCAAAAAACCTAAAGCACGAATACGTTACTATTGAACATTTATTGTTCAGTATAATGTGTAGCGAAACTTTATATAATTTGTTGAAAGGTTTTGGTGCAGATGTTGAATTTATCAAAACTAATTTAGAGCATCATTTAAAAAATAGTTGTAAGGATATTGAAATAGATGATCCTAAACATAAGCCTAAAAAAACACAATCAGTTGAAAGGGTTTTAAATAGAGCTTTTACACAAACTCTTTTCAGCGGAAGATCGCATATTGACTTACAAGACGTTGTATTAAGTGTATTATCAGAAAAGAAATCTGTTGCAAACTACTACTTAGAAAAAGGCGGTGTTCAAAAAGATAAATTAAATGATTATCTCAGCAATGAAATGGAATACGATCTAGCTGAAGATGAAATGTCAGGACAGGCACAACGGGCTTTACGAGCATTTACAACAAACCTAAATCAGGAAGTACAAAAAAATAAAATTGATCCTGTGATTGGAAGAAGTGAAGAACTAGACAGTATTGCACTTGCATTAGGTAGACGTAACAAGAACAACGTATTATTAGTAGGTGATCCTGGAGTTGGTAAAACTGCTATTGCAGAAGGATTAGCTTGGAATATTGTCAATGATACTGTGCCAGAATTTTTAAAAGAATACAATGTTTACAACTTAGACATAGGATCATTACTAGCTGGTTCTAAGTATCGAGGTGACTTTGAAGAAAGGTTCAAACTTGTTTTAGCTGGACTTAGAGGTAAAGGCAAAACTATAATGTTTATTGACGAAGCACACATGATTAGTGGAGCAGGATCAGGTGGCGGACCTAACTCGAACGATCTTGCTAATATGCTTAAACCAGCACTTAGTAAAGGTAATATCAAAGTTGTTGCAAGTACAACTTGGGAAGAATATAGAAAATACTTTGAAAAAGATAGAGCATTAATGAGAAGGTTCCAAAGGGTTACAGTCGACGAGCCGTCACAAGAAATAACAATGGATATTCTTAATGGCATCAAAAAGTATTATGAAGAGTTTCATAACACAGTTATTTCAGAAGATGCAATCGACTCAGCAATTAAATTAAGTGTGAAATATCAAAGTGATAAGAAACTTCCTGATAAAGCTATTGACTTAATTGATTTAGCTTGTAGTAGGTTTAATCTAAAAGAAAAAGATATTGAGAGAAATGTAGGAGAAGAAAATATTCAGTTTGAACTTGCAAAACTTGTAAATTTACCTGCTGAACAGGTTGCTGAAAAAGAAACTGAGAACCTAGCAAATCTTGAAAAGAATATTAAAGGTAGTGTGTACGGACAGGATAAAGCAATAGAAGATTTAGTTGATAAGATCCTAGTAGCACAAGCAGGATTGAAAGATGAAGATAAACCTATTGGAAGTTTTATATTTATGGGTCCTACTGGAACAGGTAAAACCGAAACTGCAAAACAACTTGCAAAACACTTAGGTACAAAACTTGTACGTTTCGATATGAGTGAATATCAAGAAAAACATGCAGTAGCAAAGTTTATTGGTAGTCCTCCAGGATATGTAGGTTACGAAGAAAATCACGGACTCTTAATTACTAAACTACAAGAAAATCCTAATTGTGTATTACTATTAGATGAAATAGAAAAAGCACATCCCGATGTGTCACAAATACTGTTACAAATAATGGACAACGGAAAAGTAACAGGAAGTAATGGTAAAGAAGCAGATGCACGTAACACTATAGTCATACTAACAACAAACCTAGGTGCAGAACAAGCTGAAAAAGAGTCTATAGGATTTTCCGACGACTTTGACTTCAAATATGAAGATACTGAACTAAAACAATACTTTGCTCCCGAATTTAGAAATAGATTAGACGGAGTAGTAACTTTTGGAAAATTAAGTAAAGAAGTAATGATGAAAGTTGTTGGTAAATTCCTAGTAACATTACGTACACAGGTAGAAGCAAAAGGCATCAAAATTACTATTGACAATGATGCTTTAGATTATCTTGTTGATAAAGGATACGACAGCAAGATGGGTGCAAGACCCTTACAACGTGTAATTGATAGAGATATTAAAAAGCCTTTATCAAGGGCAATGTTGTTTGGAGAATTAAAAGAAGGCGGCGAATGTAAAATTGTCGTTAAAGGTAAATCTATAAAACTTGATTACGAAAAGGTAAAAATTGAAAAAGTTTGAAACAAAAAAACTATTTTACAACAAATATCTTTATGGAATGTCATTTAGAAATCCTATAGCTAGTATCTTTAGAAATAAAAACTTTAGGTATGCTAAGTCTATTATAGATGACTTACAACGTTCTCACGAATCTGGTCTTCCTCTATGGATTAAAAAGACTATGAAAGAGAAGCAAATAAAACAAGACGAGTTTACTGATGTAAGAACTTTTTTTAATGAATGTTTTAGGTATACAAATGAGTATATGTTAAGGTGTGAAGGTAATGTTGTTAAGGTTTATTCTAATGACAAACCTTGGCTTAAAAGTATAGCTAAAAAAATTACATCTATTACAGAGTTTTATGAGCCAGATCCAAAACTAGCACAATTTTTAATGGATAATCACAAAACTATGATTGTTAATGGTGATTTTCCATATGAATATAAGATTACATTTGGGAATAATCCTCTTCCAGCTTCATTTGGTGACTGGTGTGAGAGAAATAAAAATAAAGTTAAAATTACTCCTGCTACTAATGATGAAATAAAGAAAAACGGCTATGTTGCTGGACGATATATGTATGCTAAAAATGATTCAACTCTGATGTTGTGTAATTTGATTGCTGGCACTAGTTTTGCAAGAATAGACAAATTGGTAAGCAGGCAAAATATAGATAAATAATTGTATGCCAGCAAACAGTGAAACATTTAATTTTGTAATAAGCTCAACAAACAACACTAGTTTCACCCATCCGGGTGACAGCACGTCAGTGACGAATACATCTGATAAACTAAAAGGTGATGGATACTATGGACGATCTGATGGTTTACATAGTATACAATATAATCTTGATGGATTCAGTGGAACAATACTAATACAAGGCACACTTGCGACAACACCAGTAGAAGCAGACTGGTTTACTGTAGATACTAACACTTTATCTACACAGACTACAAGTGCAATACGTAACGTTACAGGTAATTATGTGTGGATAAGAATAGTAGTAACCTATACAGACGGAACTGTAAATGGTGTTGTTTTAAATCATTAAGGACGAAGCAATGGAACATTTTGTAAGAATAGTATTTGAAAAAGATGATAATTTAAACGAAAACCTAGATGAATCTATTTTTCCAAATCTAACTGTTTTAGAATCAGAACAGGGTGCTAGAGTTTTAGAAATACCTTTAGCTAGACAACTAACTAACGAAGAATCAGACGAATATGCTGAAAGGTTAAGTAAGTACCTTTTTGCTGAAGGATACGAAGATTTTGATATAGAAGTATCAACAGACGAAGCAGAAGAATTAGACGAAGTTACATTTGATGATGACGATGATTTTTTTGCAGAATATGGTGTTATGTGGTTTAACGAAGATGATGTTATTGACGAAGCAGAATACCAAGGACGTAAAGTCAAACTTGGTAAGCCAATGGCTGGAGATGTTAAGAAATTTAAAGTCTATGTAAAGAATCCAAAAGGTAATGTAGTTAAAGTTAACTTTGGGCAAAAAGGCGTGAAAATTAAAAAGTCTAATCCAGCACGTAGACGTTCCTTTAGAGCAAGACATAACTGTGCTAATCCAGGACCGCGTCATAAGGCTCGTTACTGGAGTTGTAGAAAATGGTAGCTTGGGCAGAAATCCTTTTAGAACTTAATGTAGACACTACACAAAGCCTTTGGAAAAAAAGCGGGTATGGTGCTAACAAACTGCCTGAAGTTGTAGAATTACAAAAATGGTTAAATGCTAACGGCTTTAATGCCGGAGGCGAAGATGGAATTTACGGAAAAGGTACTGCCAATGCAGTTAGAGCTTTTCAACAAAAACAAGGAATAGCAGTAGACGGAGATGCAGGCCCAGGAACATTGAAGGCTATGCAAAGTGCAGGTGTACAAAAAGAACCCGCACAAGAACCTGCTCCGACGGCTCCAGCACAACCAGCTCAGCCATCAGGAAATACAACTCAAGGTGTTGACGGACCGGCTGACGCTCAGGCAAATACTACACAGACAACCCAAACAACTGCACCAGCACCTAATCCAAAAGATAAAGTATCGCCTGGTGCAACTACAACACCGGCTCCAGTACAACAAAACCCTCAGGATAAAGCACCTAAAGTATCACCTCAGGATAAAACAGCACCAGCTACTACAGGAGCAACACCTGCAGGACAGGACACAACTACAGGACAACAAACAGCACCAGTATCACCTGATGCACAAACACAAACTACTGCACCTGGAGGCACTCCAACAGCATCAGATACAACAGGAACCACAACAGCACAACAAGACCCAGATGGCACAAAGACAGCAACACCTGATCCTAAAGATAAAGCACCTAAAGTATCACCTCCTGATAAAACAGCACCAGCTACTACAGGAGCAACACCAGCACAACAAGACCCAGATGGCACAAAGACAGCAACTACTAAAGCATCAACCAAGGACGATACTTTTAATATTAATGGTAAACAAATGTCGCGAAACGATGTTAGTAAACGTATAAATGCGTTATTGAAAAAAGTAGATTCTAGTTCTGTAACTGCAGGTATTGACTTTCAAAGTATACTAGGAAAATTATTACACGAAGCACTGAGTCAACCTGAATTACAAGAACTACAGGCGTTGATAGATGCAGTAAAAGGCAACAGATATTTTGCAAGGTTAATGAACACCAATAGAATAAAACAACAACTAGTTAAAGCAGGTGTTACAGGGTTGCCTGAAAAACCTGAAGGAAGATATTCAGGTAAAAATAAAAAAAGTACAACAAAATATTACAAAACTGACCCTAAAACAGGCAAAGAAGTTGAAATAGATAAAGACGAAGCTGATGCAATGCAGGCAAAGCAAGACAAATTTACAAACACAAAACGTGATGCTGATGGAAAAGACGACTTTGATAGAATGCTAGACGGCGATGATGACGACGATATGGACTCTGCAATGCAAAAAAGCAAAGACAAAATCGCGGCTATGAAAAAAGGTGGTGCAGACGTCAAAACCACATCATCATCTACCAGTACAAGCACAAGCAATGTTACAACAACAGGTGGATCTAGCAATACAACAAGCACCTCAGGTGGGGGAAGCACTACAAGATTTGCAAAAGTTATGAGAGCAACAAAAGAAACTCAAAAACTACGTGCGGAGAAGAAAAAAATAAGAGATCAAATGAACGCACTTGGTGACAAGACAGATGGCTTTGAATATACGGATTCTCCCGAGTACAAAAAATTAGAAGCTGAGTACGACTCTTATAGAGGCACAGATGGTAAAATTGCAAAGTCAAAAGAAATGGTACATCCGGGAGGCGTAATGGATAGCAAAGGTAACATCAAATATAACACAAAAAGTGGTAAATGGGACGGTGACCAATATGATCCAAAAAGAAAAAATGATTTGAGAGATGGTAAAGATATGAAAGATTTATACAGAATAGTTGAACTAGCAGGTTTAGAACAAAAATTTAATTTTGATGTTATAGACGATACACACGTACATATGAAAAATGATAGAGACTTTTACAGAAAACAGTATTATCCAGCAATGTGTAAAATTGCAGAACTTACTAAAGGTAGAAAAGTTTTTGATCCTAAAATGATTGTTATGCCATTAGTAGACAACGGCATTAACTCTTACTGCAAAAAATATAATGTTGCTAAAATGCCAGATGAAGTTTTTAAACAGGATCATAGACAAGCATTGTACGATAAAATCTACTCTGAAGAGATAGAACAAATTAACAATGGTGAATATACATGAGATTAAGGCAGTTATTTGAAGCACCAAAAAAAACTGCGGCGTTTGCATTTGGTCGTTTAAATCCTGCCACCTCTGGACATGAACTATTAATAGAAGAAATTAAAAGACAGAATGCAGATCCTTTTTTGTTTTTAAGTGATAGAGCATCTAAACTTCCTACAGATCCATTAAGTTCCGAAGAAAAATTAGCATGGGCACAAAAAAGTTTTAACGGCATTGCTGTAGGACTTGCTAAGAGTCCTTTTTTGGCGGCTGATAGATTATATAAAATGGGTTACACTGATCTAATATATCTAGAAGGTGAGCCTAAAATGGGTAATGTACTTCAATCATACAATGGTAAAAAAATGGATCAACACGATTACAATTTTGATACTTTAAAACTAGTGCGGTTAACTAGAGATCCAGATGCAGAAGATGCCACGGGTATGAGTGCAAGTAAATTACGACAAACTGTAATGGATAATGATATAGAAGCATTCAAGTTAGGTGTTACAAAATCTGCATTACCTTTTGCAGAAGAAATGTTTAAAAAACTACAAGGTTTAATGGGTGTCGATGCTATTGGTGAAAATATAGTTAAAGATGTTGTGGATAAAGTAAAAAAGGATTTTAAAAGACGCAAGAAAGTTTTTGGTCAGGGTCAAAAAAACGAAGCAGTTGGAGATACTTTACCGGATAAAATAAAGGTATTGAAACCGCAAAATCCACCTAAAGCACCAGATGCAACTATACCAGTTAACAGAACTGGTTATACTGCAGATGATGGGACAACCTATGTACAAGACAAATATGATGACAATAAAGTACATGTAAGCAATGGCGGAGGTAAGTACACATTTGTTGATGGAAGAATGACAATGTGGAAAACACCAGCTATCAAAGGATTGGAATATACATATGATTATGTGCAACGTAAAATTAAATTAAATTTTATAACTAGTGTTAAAACTGATGATGGAGAGGCAAACGTAGACCAAAGTGCAACATATGATATGAAGGGCAACAAAATAGCAGACTCCGGTAATATTGGAGTAGGAGCTGGCGGCTTCTCAGTAAACAAAGACAAGTCGGGAGTAACCGTTAAAAATGCAATGTTTGATCCTTTTAATGATGTTACAATAATTTTAAAATCTAATCCAGCAAAATTACAAAAATACGGCAAAGAAAGAGTACAAAAGTCTATAGACAAATACTTAGCATATACACGGCAAAGCCAAATGGGCAGACCTATGCCTAATATAAATCATGCAGAAAGATTAAAACAACTTATGGCTATTGCTGATACTAAATTCCTTAAAAACGGACGTAGTATTCCTGCTAGTCAGGCAATCGCAGGTGCTAAACAATGGTGGGATTCATTAGACAAAACTAACCAAGATCAAAATGCTAGAATAGCAAAACAAAGAGCACCTCAAGCACCAAGGGCAGTTAATCCAGATGTAGGTGTGAAGGGGTAGTCTAATGTATTCTAGTATTGAAGAACTAAAACGTCTTGCAGGTGTAAATGAGTTCAAAGGATTTACTGAATACAAGATAGACGAAAACCCATCTGAAACAGCCGCAGAACTAAAACGTAAAGAAAAGAAACTAGGAGTTAAGCCAGGAGATGCTGACTGGTTTAAGCTATGGTTTTCTAAACCCTACATGACTGGACCTGTTCAATTTAGAGGCAGGAAGAAATGAAAGTAGGTGAATTATACGAAGACGGCAGAATAGTAAAGGGTGTTAACACAACAGTTGATGTGGGTACTAATGAAATTCCAAGACAAGCAAAAAAGTTTGGTAATACTGTAGACAAAGACGGAAGACCTCCTACATTAAGTAAAAAAGTAAAAGGTAAAAGCACTAACGTTCTTTTTAATTTAGGACTTTCAGAATCAGTACAAGTTACAGAAGCAATACAAGTTTGGCCAATCATAGCCGCGGCTTTTACAGCATTGGCTAAGAAGAAAGGCGTCAAAAAAGCCAAAGCAATTATGAGTGAATTTATTAAAAGAATGCCTCCTGGTGTTGGGCCTGAAGTATATGTTGACCTTTTTAAATACTTGATAGGCGGAGGTGCTGGTGGATATCTTGCTACCCAAGTAACTAAAAATAAAAATAAAAATAAAGAAAAAGAACAAGTAAAAGAAGACATAAATGCACAAAGTGAGATCTATGTTGATATGGACGGTGTATTAGCAGACTTTTTTGGAGACTGGAAAAAACTTGTCGGTAAGGATTGGAGAGAATTAAAAGATATTAAACCAGCTCTGCAAAAGATAAGAGACACTGAAGATTTTTGGCTTAATTTGCCAGTAACAAGTAATGCAAAAAACCTACTATCTCTAATCAAAGATATCAAAGGATCGTACAATATTTTAAGCAGTCCGTTGCCAGATGATCCTAACTCAGAACCACATAAAAGACAATGGATTGAAAAACACTTATCCTTCTTTCCACCTAAGAATATTATTATTACATTTGATAAAGCCAAGTACGCATCTCAATCTGATGGTACTCCTAACATACTGATTGACGACTACGGAATAAACATAGGAAAATGGGAAGCCGCCGGCGGTATGGGCTTTAAACACAAAGATCATAAGTTTGAAAGAACAGCCAGAAATTTAAAAACACTAATGAAAGAAGATATGAGCAAGTCGGATATTAAATCAGCACATAAAAAAGCTGACAAACTAAAAAGTAAACCCAAAGCCAAAAAAAATATAGCAAAATGGGCTAAAGAAAAAGGAATGGATCCAGAAGGTGCTATTTACGCAATAGCAATGAATCAACAAAAGAAGGAATCTTATACGAGAGACCAACTTCCACAAATAAAAAATAAGAATTTACAAAATATCAAACATACAATAGAAAAAGTACAAGTAAAAGATCTTATCCCTGTGCAACAAGAACGTATTATGGAAAACTTTAAAAGACAGGTTGACAGATTGACAGCTGGTAAATACAATCATATTGTAGTTGACTGTGATAATAAAATAATTAACGGGCATCATAGACTAGATGCTCTTAAAATGTTAAATATAAAGGAAATAGAAGTTGCTAGGTTGCCATGGAAAATAAAAGCAATCGTAGAAAACTTTGCAGACGGTAAAAAAAAGGGTAAAAGCAGACCAGGACGTGTAAAACGTTCAGGTGCTAGTTGCAACGGTAGTGTAACTAGTCTACGTAAAAAGGCAAAAAATGCATCAGGTGAAAAAGCTAAAATGTATCATTGGTGTGCAAATATGAAATCTGGGAGAAAGAAATGAAAGTATATGAAATAGTAGAAAATACACAAGTAAATGATTTAAATCAATTGACTGTTTCTGCTCAACAAGGATTACAAAAAGTTAAGCAAGGTGATATGAGAGGTGCCTTAGCAAATATGGAGCAAATTGCAAATGGACTTGCTAAATTAGACATAGGTACAAAAATGTATAACTTTATGTCAAAAATGCTTTCAGCATATGAACAGCAGGTTGCAAACTTTCCAGAGGATCCAGATACTCCTAAGTTACAAAAAGTTATTGACCAAATACAAGCACAAATGCCAACTATGCAAAAACAAGCCGCCCAATCAAAGCAGTATGCAAAAACAGCAAGAAATAAAGAATTAGATGCATTTGGTGGTATAGGCGAATCTAAAGGATCGATTGAGGATTGTATACGTAAAACACTCAAGAAAGAAGGTGGAGCCGCCGGTCTAGGTGCAATTAAAAAAGCATGTAAAGATGCCGGGTACACAGAAGATGCACAAAAAGTAATGAAAAAAATGAAAGACGTAAAACAGCATAAAGAGGGCGACTATATACTAGAAACCACAAGTTCAAGTGCAATAGCAACTAGTATGGGCGGAGGTAACGGTTTTGCTAATGGTGGTCCAGGTGTTGTATCACGTATGGGCAAGAAAAAGAAAAAGAAGGTAGAAGGTAAAAGTCCACATAAAAAAGGAACTAAAAAGTATAAGGCTCACATGGCGGCAATGCATGCCGGTTAGACATAAATACTATAACAGGAGCATGTTATGAGATTAAAACATTTTGAAAGCGAATTATGCCCAGATTGTGGCAACCCTAGTTACACTACACTAGACGAAGAAAAGCAAAAAGGTGTAGATGGCAAGGTTTGTTGGAAGGGCTATAAACGTATGGGCACTAAGAAAAAAGGTGGCAAGACAGTTGATAACTGTGTTAAAATTAAAGATTCGGTAGAAGAAGGTTCAAATATGGCTATGATGGCTGATATGGTCGAAAAAGATCACGAAGTTGATATGGCTAGATCAGACTTATACAAACTTGCAAAATATTCTATTAAACTTCATAATATGCTAAAAAATATTTCAGAAGCAGAAGGACTACAAGGTTGGCAACAAAGTAAAATTACTAAAGCCGCTGATTACATATCTTCTGTTTTCCACAACTTAGATTATGAAATGAAATTTGCTGAATCTAAGTACCATGCAAAAGCACCTACGCCATACAAAAATGTACTATCAGAAAAGCTAAACAACAAACTTGTTGAAAAGAAAAAGAACTGTGGTTGTGGCCAAGACCCATGTAAAACATATGGAAAAGTAAAAGAGAGCAGTTCCAAAGATGACTTAGAATATAAGGGTTGGCTAAAAATTTATAAGAAAAGCCCAGATGCGGCAGAGAGCCATGCGAAACACAAGCAGTTTTTAGCACGTTATAAAAAAGAACAAAAAAAATAACATAATTTAGGAGAGGACTATGGAATGCAAGTGCGAGAAATGTGGACATGACCATCATTGCGGTGAAGAATGTTTAGACTGTGCAAATGATGTTTGTACAGGTTGCAGTTGTAAACATTGTAAGTAATATGTTAGCACACCAAATTATAGAAGGATGGGGTTGGCCCAAATGGATGGATTGGTCGGGCAAGGAAATGAAGACCGAATATCTTCCTTATATTGTGCCTAAGGTAAACATTTATCCTGAAAGAGTACTTCTTAAAATGTTGAAGAAAAAATTTCCTAAAATTAAACCATTAGACGCAAGAAGAGCTATTGAAATTGCCAAGGACAAAGGCTACGCCGCATTGAGGGACTAAATATTATTATGAGTATATTTGATGAAATACGAACACTAGCAGGTGTAAATGAAAAGCAAAAGATGGGCTCTCCTGGACAGGCAAAAGGCAAAGATCCAACACCAAAAACTTCTACACCAAGTAAAAACGGTTCACAACCACATCCTTTGAAAGACAAACTTGTAGGCGAAGATGACATTGATACCAATAGATTGTCGGCCGCTATTTCAGCACTTAAATCGGACTTAGATTCCGATGACCCAAATATACTAGTAGCTAGAGGCTTACAAAAAGCAGTAGCAGGAGAAACATTAACTCCAAATGAAAGAAATGCACTCAGTCCTTATGTAGGATTAATAACAAAGCTACTTACTGAACCTAGATTTAGGAGTAGTTTAGTATCTATGAATAGAATACTAAAAGGGCAAAGGCCCAAAGAACAACCAAAAGAAGAGTCTGTTAAGGACCAATTATACCACTCACTTAGAAATTTCAAATAAATGGCGGACGGCGAGGACAACCCCTCACATAAGGAGGCTTGTCAAATGTTCTGGATTGTAAAGGGTCATTTGAATTCATCTATGGATACCATTTACAGTTGTTACAACGGCTATTTCAAACGAATGTGGTGCAGGTTACAAGGGGAAAGTGTAGAATTTAACAGCACTTTGGATGGTTTTGAAGAAGCATATAAAAAAATGCTTGACAAACAGGCAAACTTATAGTATACTTAGTTAAACATTAGGAGATCAATATGAGCAGTCGTGTATACGGTGCAGAAGAAAAGGCAAAACTTGAAAGACTTGTAAACGAAGGTGTCAATGTTTTACAAGAAGTAGAAGACCTACAAGAAGGTTTAAGAGACACAGTAAAATCAATTGCAGAAGAGTTAGAGATCAAACCTGCATTGATTAACAAAGCTATAAAAGTTGCACAAAAAGGCGACTGGAGTAGAGTTGCAGATGAATTTGAAGATTTAGAAGTTCTTGTTGCTACCGTTGGTAAAGACAAGTAGTTAAATACAACAAACGCCCTAGGCCGATTGGCGGGCATGTAGAAGGTACGTTGGCCATAAGCAACGAGGAGAGAAAATGAGTTACGTAGATGCGGTCTTTGATCGCGATCAAGACATAATTAAGGTCGTTGAAAGAGTAGACGGCAAGCGAAGATTTCACGAATATCCCGTAAAATATACATTCTATTACAAAGAGCTAAAAGGTAAACATAAAAGTATATATGGTGATCCTTTAACTAGAATTGTTTCTAAAAATACAAAAGACTTTCGTAAAGAAGTTGCTATCAACAAAAATAAAGAACTTTTTGAAAGCGACATAAATCCTATATTCCAATGCCTAAGTGAAAATTATCTCAATCAAGATGCACCTAAACTAAACATTGCATTTTTCGATATTGAGACAGATTATGATCCAGAACGAGGCTTTGCTGATCCTGCAGATCCGTTTATGCCAATTACAAGTATAAGTGTTTACTTACAGTGGATGGAAACAATGATATGTTTAGCCGTTCCTCCTAAAACACTTACAATGGATCAAGCAAAGAAAGAACTTGAAGGCATTGAAAATGTAATGTTGTTTGAAAAAGAAGGTGAAATGATCGACACTTTCTTAACATTAATCGAAGATGCTGATATATTATCAGGCTGGAACAGTGAAGGTTATGATATACCTTATACAGTAAATAGAACTAGTAGGGTACTAAGCAAAGATGACACAAGAAGATTTTGCTTATGGAAACAACTTCCTAAAAAACGTGAATATGAAAAGTATGGCAAATCAGCTGTAACCTATGACCTAGTAGGCAGGGTACATTTAGATAGTTTAGAATTATATCGTAAATATACATATGAAGAAAGACACACTTATAGACTTGATGCAATTGGCGAGCTCGAAGTTGGAGAGAATAAGGTTCCGTATGAAGGAACTTTGGATCAACTGTACAACAATGACTTTAGAAAGTTCATTGAATACAACATACAAGATACCGCATTACTGGACAAGCTGGACAAAAAACTAAGATTTATTGATCTAAGTAACGAACTAGCACATGCAAATACTGTTTTGCTTCAAACCACTATGGGTGCAGTAGCAGTTACAGAACAAGCAATTATCAACGAAGCTCATCATAGAGGACTACAAGTTCCTAACAGACCAAAACGTGATGACGAAAATACTGCGGCCGCAGGTGCTTATGTAGCATTTCCTAAAAAAGGTTTGCATAAATGGATTGGGTCAATGGACTTAAACAGTCTGTATCCTAGTGTAATTCGTGCATTGAATATGGCTCCAGAAACTATTGTTGGACAACTACGTGCTGAGCATACAGAAGCAATGCTACATGATGCAATGGTACTGCAAAAGAAGTCTTTTGCAGGAGCATGGGAAGGAAAGTTCGGCTCAGAAGAATACGAAGCAGTCATGGAAAAGAGAAAAGACATTGCCATTACAGTTGACTTTGAAAATCAAGAAAGTCAAGTAATGAGTGGTGCTGAAATCTACAAGCTGGTATTTGACAGCAACATGCCTTGGATGCTTAGTTCCAATGGCACTATTTTTACAACCGAGTTTGAAGGTGTTATACCTGGAATCCTTGCACGTTGGTATGCAGAACGTAAAGAGTTACAAGCCCAACTTAAAAAAGCAAAAGATGCCGGCAATGCAATAGAAACTGAATATTGGGACAAAAGACAACTTGTTAAAAAGATTAACTTAAACAGTTTATATGGTGCTATACTTAATCCTGGTTGTAGATTCTTTGATAAACGTATTGGTCAGTCAACAACATTGTCTGGTAGGACTATTGTTAAGCATATGAGTGCTGAGGTAAACAAGGTAATAACAGGAACATATGATCATGTAGGCCAAGCAGTTATATATGGTGATACAGATTCTGTTTATTTTAGTGCTTATCCTACACTTAAAAAAGATATCGAGGCTGGTAATATTCCTTGGTCAAAAGATAACGTTATTACCCTATACGACCAAGTTGCAGAAGAAGCAAATACAACATTTGAAAAGTTTATGTTAACTGCATTTCATTGTCCTAAAAGCAGATCAGATGTTATTGCCGCAGGTAGAGAAATTGTAGCAGAAAGCGGACTTTATATTACTAAAAAACGTTATGCGGCACTGGTATATGATATTGAAGGCTTTAGAAGTGACATAGACGGTAAGCCCGGTAAAGTAAAAGCAATGGGGCTAGACTTACGAAGATCTGATACGCCAGTTTTCATGCAACAGTTTTTAAGCGAGCTATTACTAATGGTGCTTACAGATATTCCACAGGAGCAAGTACTACAACGTATTACAGAATTTAGGCGAGACTTTAAAGAACGTCCCGGTTGGGAGAAAGGCTCTCCTAAACGTGCTAATAAAGTTGGACACTATAGAAGGTTAGAAGAAAAACAAGGAAAGGCAAATATGCCTGGACATGTTAGAGCAAGTATTAACTGGAATACACTAAAACGTATGAACGGAGACAAGTATTCGCAGGAAATAGTTGACGGAATGAAAGTTATTGTATGTAAACTTAAAAATAACCCACTTGGTTATACTAGTGTTGCATATCCTACAGATGAATTACGTATACCAGATTGGTTTAAAGAACTTCCATTTGATAATGATGCTATGGAAGAAACTATTATTGACAATAAACTTGACAATCTTATTGGTGTGCTAAACTATAATTTAGAAGATACTAAACAACAAAACACATTTAGTAGCTTGTTTGACTTTGGAGAGTAATATGGAAGTTAATAAAAGATTGCATTGGACAACTACCTTAACAGAAAAAGGTATGTTAGCATTTATAGGTTGTTTAACTGTTGTTGCCGCAGGAACCTCAGTATGGGATATGTGGGTTGCAAAACAAATACAACTTGCTGATCTATTTTTGCTATTTATTTACACTGAAATAGTTGGAATGGTAGGAGCCTACTTTATTAGTAATAGAATACCTGTAACATTACCAATTATTATTGCTATGACAGCATTATGTAGATTAATTATATTACATTCAAAGGATGCTGATCCTTGGGTGCTTATTGCAGAAGCAGGAGCAATTCTTGTACTTGCAAGTGCCGCTTATTTAATGAGTGCAAAGGAAAAATTAAGTTTAGAAAAACTAGATATAAAGGAGAAAAATAGTGAATAGGAATCATTTCTTATTTGACGTAGACGGCACACTAACTCCAAGCCGTAAAAGAATACAATCTGAATTTGCATTATGGTTTATGTATTTTGCACAACAAAATCCTGTGTCTTTAGTTACAGGTAGTGATAATCCTAAAACTGTAGAGCAACTAGGAATAGAAATATGTAAAAGTGTAAACAAATGTTACAACTGTAATGGTAATGACATATGGGAAAAGCAAAAAAATGTATACACAAACAACTGGAAACCATCTGCTGAACTATTGGCATTTTTAGAAAACCATTTGCAAGGAAGTGAATACCAAACTAAAACAGGTAAGCACATAGAACATCGTCCAGGTATGATAAACTTTTCCGTAGTTGGTAGAAAAGCTGATAAAGTACAAAGAAAAGACTACTATTATTGGGATATGCAAAGTGAAGAACGTGTAAACATAGCTGAAGCAGTAAACAATAAATTTCCAGATGTAAGTGCAGTAGTCGGCGGAGAAACAGGTATAGATATTATATCTAAAGGAAAAGATAAAAGACAAATTGTAAGTCATTTTAAAGAAGACGAAAAACTATTCTTCTTTGGAGATAGAATGGATCCTGATGGCAACGATTTTAGTTTAGCTTATGCAGTAAAAGAAAGAGGTGGAGTTGCTAAACAAGTTAAGAACTGGCGAGAAACTAAAGAAATCTTAGAAAATCTGCAAAAAACAGGAGTAGCTAATTGAAAGTTGGAATAACCTTTAGTGCATTTGATTTGCTACATGCAGGCCACATTGCAATGCTTAGAGAGTCAAAAAATAAATGCGATTATTTGGTTGCAGGACTACAATTAGATCCTACCATAGACAGACCAGAAAAGAACAAGCCAATTCAAACTATTGTAGAACGTTATACCCAATTAAAAGGTGTAAAATATGTTGACGAAATTATTCCTTACACAACAGAAAAAGATGTAGAAGACATACTTGAAATGTATCAAATAGATATACGTATATTAGGTGAAGAATATAAAGATAAAGACTTTACTGGAAAAGATATTTGTAGACGTTTAGGAATTGAATTATATTTTAACAAAAGAGATCATAGATTTAGTACAACTGATTTACGAAAGAGGATTTGCGAATGATATATGGTTACATACTTGTAATGGTTACTATTCTTGCTAACGGAACTGTAACTGGAGAATCAATTAATTATTATACAGGCTCATACGAATGCTGGAAAAATGCTATCATAGAAGAACAAGAGGCAGAACCAGGTGTAGGGTTCGTCTGCATAGAGGATACTGAATGACTGGATACATTATAATTGCCGGATATGGGTCTGTAGGTCAAGCTCACGAAAAATTACTTAACGATTTTGATTACATGACACAAATTGTTGATCCAGAATACTATAGAATTTTAGGCAAACAGAAAACTTTTTTAGGTAGGATTAGTGATTATAATTCAGAAAGTGTAATAGTTTGTGTAAGCACTCCTGAAGACTATGATGGTGCATGTAATATGTCAAACATTTTTGAAGTATTGTCTCAAACAAAAGAAAACATTCCCGTACTTATAAAAAGCACTATTAGTATTGATGGTTGGTTTAATCTGAAACAAAAATTTCCTAAACATAACATAACTTTTAGTCCTGAGTACTTGAGATCTAAAACTGCAACAAAAGATTTATTAGATTGTGAAAATATATCTCTTGGCGGAGACGATATTCCGTATTGGACGGAAGTTTTTAATAACTGTGGCAAGAACATTATTATAAGCGAACCTAAAGAATTAATAATTGCAAAGGTATTTCGCAATGCATTTTTAGCAACTAAGGTAAGTTTCTTTAATCAGATATTTGATATGTGCAAAAAATTAAATATAGACTTCGATAAAGTAGCTCAAGAAATTGGCGAAGATCCTAGAATAGGACATAGTCATACTAAGGTCACAGAAGAAAGAGGCTTTGGTGGTCATTGCTTTCCAAAGGATGCAAATGCTATCCTAAAATCAGCAGACAATGCCGGCATCGATCTAAATATCATAAGATCAGCGGTAGAATATAACAATAAAGTTAGGAAAAACACTTGACTTTCAACCACTTAGATACTATAATAATAACAATAGGAGAATAATATGAAAGACATCTTACAAGATATTGTAGCACACACTCATGCTTTAGGGTTCTTGAGCTTGGTAAAAGTTACAAACGAAGAAGGAACACAGATTGACTCTATGGCTGAAGACCGTAGTGTTATACTATCTGCTGAAGCACAGTCAGCAGTAGGCGAATTTCAAAATACTTTTGGTATGCCAAATTTAGACAAACTTGCATTGCATTTAAAGAATCCAGAATATCAAAAAGATGCAAAGATAGAAGTTGTAAAAGCAGAAAGAAACGGAGAAACTGTTCCTACACATATTCATTTTGAAAATGCGGCTGGTGATTTCCAAAATGATTATCGTTTTATGAACAAAGCAATCATTGACGAAAAACTTAAAACAGTAAAATTTAAAGGTGCCCAGTGGCAAGTTACATTTGCCCCAAGTGTGGCAAGTATTGCAAGAATGAAACTAATGAGTGCCGCACATTCAGAAGAGCCTAACTTTAATGTTAGTACAAAAGATGGTAATCTTGTTTTTGCGTTCGGTGATCAAAGTACACATGCAGGTGAATTTGTTTTCCATCACGGAATAGAAGGCACACTCGCACATACTTGGAGTTGGCCTGTAGCACAAGTTCAATCTATACTTAACTTAGACGGTAATTTAACTATGAGTTTGAGTGATCAAGGTGCTATGCAAATTTCAGTAGACAGTGGTATGGTAAAATACGACTATATACTACCAGCTCAGAGCAAATAATGAGTGATCCAAATCAACCATATCATAATAAAGGCTTTGGTTGGGCATTCTTTTGGATTGTAACCATGGGCTTAATTTTTCCTTCTATTATTATGCTATCAATAGATGATGGATTTGCGAAACTTGTAAAGATGCGAGGACTAACAGGTGATTGTTGGGAAAACAGTAAACACGAACGTGTATGCAAAGAAGATAATACTTGTAAATGGGGCAGAAATTTTTGTATCCCAGAAGTGTATAGGTGGAGAGCTGATTCATGATTACAGACTTAACTGCACAACAAAAAGATTATGCTAGATTTCTTCCAGCTTTAAGCGGATTTTATGCTACATATGTTGGAAAACAACGTTTTGATGAATATGTTGAAACGTCAAGAATACCTAGTAACTTAAAAAATGGTGTAGAAGGTCTTAATTACATTAATCCAACACAGGGTCAATTTCAGTACAAATGGACTTTGTATTCTGCAGGTCATGCTGAGCTAGATATTAACAAAGATTCTCCTAAAGAAGATATGGTTCGGAACAGAGATAGAAATAACAGTTGGATATTAGGAGACTCTGGTGGATTTCAAATAGGTAAAGGTGTTTGGGAAGGCGATTGGAAAGATCCTAATTGTCCTAAAGCACAAAAGAAACGTGATGGTGTTCTACGATGGATGGATGCTTACATGGACTATGGAATGATATTAGATATTCCGGCTTGGGTTTCACGTTCACCCGAGGGTGCAAAAGCTACTGGTATTGACAACTACCAAGATGCAGTAAATGCCACACGTATCAATAACGATTATTGGATGAAAAATAGATCTGGTGCTTGTAAATTCCTAAATGTTTTACAAGGCGAAAATCATGCTGATGCAGATGACTGGTATAATCAGATGAAAGACTATTGTGATCCTAAAAAATATCCTAATGATCACTTTAATGGATGGTCAATGGGTGGACAGAATATGTGTGATGTGCATCTTGTTTTGAAACGACTAGTTGCACTAAGATTTGACGGATTACTAGAAAAAGGTATACATGATGTAATGCACTTTTTAGGCACAAGCAAACTAGAATGGGCTACACTACTTACTGATATACAAAGAGCAGTTCGTAAGTATCATAACGAAAACTTTACTGTAACATTTGACTGTGCTAGTCCGTTTTTAGCAACAGCGAATGGACAAATATATTGCGAACTAGAAACCCAAGATAGATCTAAATGGGTATACAGAATGGTTCCTAGTATAGATGACAAAAGTTTATCTACAGATACTACGCCGTTTGGTACTGCATTTGTTAGAGAAGGAAAACATACAAGTTTCTTAGACTCTCCTATTACTGCAGAATTAATGGCTAAAGACATTTGTATATATGGTCCAGGAGACCTAAATAAAATAGGAAAAGAAGGTAAAACTAGTTGGGATAGTTTTTCTTATGCAATAATGATGGGACACAATGTATGGATGCACATTAATGCAGTACAAGAAGCAAATAGAAAATACGACAATAATACTATTCCTGCTATGTTAGTAGACGAACGATTTGATAGAGTATACTTCAAAGATGTCGTTGAAGCTATTTTTGCTACAAGTAGCAGAGATGAAGCAAATCTTGTGATAGAAGAGTTTTCAAAGTTTTGGATGTCGATTATTGGAACAAGAGGTGCTACTGGAAAGAGAACTGTAAATGCAAGTTCGCAGTTCAATAATTTGTTTGAGGAGATATAATGAGTACTGGAAGAGCCACCAAGAAGGCTAAAAAGATGCAAAATATGTTTGATTACTTTCATAAGAAAGTAGAGCAAGTAGAAGCAGAAAGAAATTACGATAGAAGTTGGGAAACTAAAGAACATCTAGTAAAATTAAAGAAACAAAAGTTAGCACTAAAGGATCATATAAAAAGAAAATGATACAGAAAATAAACGAACACTTACCTGGTTGGTTGCTAAGAGTACCTCTTGCAATAGTGTTTATTCAACAAGGACTTATTAAACTACCTATCTCAATTGAAGATGCACAAAGTTTCGAATTGCCTTATATAGTTTGGGTATTTGTAATATTAGGTGAACTAGGAGCAGGGTTTGGCCTGCTAATTGGAGGAATTTCTGCACTTTGGAAAAGATTATGGCCCTGGGTAGGAAATTTAATAACTAAGTTCAGTGGATTTACTATTGGATGTATTATGACTGGAGTGATTTGGGTAGGACAACCTGAGAGCTTTATGGATGTTATCCTTTATGATAACTTTCATGTTATGCTATGGGTTGGTGGATTGTATTTTGCAATGAAAGGAAATGATAGATGAAAAAGGAAGATTATAAAGTAGACCCAGGATCTATCAAAGTCGATCAACGTAAGAAAGATACAAGAAGAGATGCATGGAATAGAGATTATATGCCTTTAGATTACAGTGAGTTTGAGGAGGCTTGTAAAATAGAACCAAAAAAAGACTATACGGTTGTGTTCTTTGCACTTTTCTTTACTGCAATTTTAGTGATGATAAGCAAATGAATAGAGATTACGAAAACGGCACACAAACTGATGTTAAAATGTTCATAGGTAATGAAGTAGAAAAGACTCCTGCATATGGATTAAAAACACTATTTGTTACAGGAGTACACGAACCTCACGAAATACAAAAACATTATGATGAAAATCAATGTGAACATATATTCTTTGGTGCAAATCATTCATTCCATCCAGAGAATGATAAAGAATGGGAATCATGGGAGAATCTTATTAAAGCATTTTTGTCAGCTGGTAAGTTATGCTCTCTAGATATTCCTATAAAATACGCAGAAGAATTTTTAGAGGGTGGACTTTGCGAATATAATAATTTTATTCCGCAACTGCGTGTACCTGTTCCTTATATAAAACAATGGAACTATAACACTATGTTAAAAATTGACGATAAAGACTTTAAGGCATCTAATCCTGGTGTTTGGTGTCATAGTCTACATGATTTGATGCATAGAGATAAATTTACAGAATGGAAAGATTATGGACTTGACAAAATCATCTAAAGATAATATAATAAACTTAGTCAATAAGAGAGAAGCTCGATTTGAAGAACTTATGGAGAAGGTAAAAGGTATGGAAGATGCAGTGAAAAATGCAAAGCGAAGTATTTGGGTAACATTTAGAAAAGAAGGAATACATTTGTATCCAGCGGCTAAAGATGATCCAAAACTTGCAACAGGAGACTGGGACGACGTGAGCTTCTTAGGCGTTGCACATCGGCATATATTCCACTTCAAAGTGCGAATAGAAGTATTCCATGATGATCGTGATATTGAATTTATTCAGTTTAAACGATGGATGGAAAAACTATACAATGAAGATGTAATAGAATTAAATCATAAGTCATGCGAAATGATTGCTGATGACTTATATCAAGAGATTTCTGCAAAATACCCAGGCCGATTTGTAGAGATTGACGTTGCTGAAGACGGTGAAAACGGCTGTTCGATTTATTACCCCACACAATGATATACAAGGAACTATCATGGCAATTAAGAATCCCCTTATTAGGAAAATTTTTGACGATCTCGACACATTCCGAGATTACTGTAGACTCGAAGGTAAAGTTTTTAAAGAAGCCAGCCTTTATAAAAAAGGCGACAGAACTTGGGAAAGTTATATGGCTTGGTCTAGAACTAGAAAAAAATGGAGGAATAATAAAAGACGATGACCATTTATATAGTAGACATTGAAGCAGTAGACACTAGGTATACTAAACAGTGGAAGGAGCATCTTCCTAAGCAACTTAAACGGTCTACTAATGAGGAAGTCGTCACTATAAGTGGAGGAGAGACTCCTCAAGCAACAACGCCTGGGGCGTTTCTTAACTTTGGCGGAACGAACATATATAAGAGTAAACAACTCGAACAAATAGGAGAAATGTTCTGCAATGGCAAGGTTAAAGACGATGATTATTTTTTGTACACCGATGCCTGGAATCCTACAGTTATTCAATTGCGTTATATGGCAGAATTATTGGGTGTTGACATTAGCATTGGTGGCATGTGGCATGCTGGTAGTTATGATCCGCACGACTTTTTAGGTAGACTAATTGGTAACAAACCTTGGGTTAGAAAAGCTGAAGCTAGTATGTATGAATGCTATAATCACAACTTCTTTGCTACAGAGTTTCATATTAATATGTTTAGTAATGAACTTATGTTAGAAGGAATAGAGTTAGATGAAAAAAGTGTTCGAGTTGGGTGGCCTATGGAGTATTTACGTGAAGAATTGCTTCCATATAAAGGAATGCAGAAACGTAATTTAATACTTTTTCCACATAGAATTGCTCCAGAAAAACAACTAGAAATCTTCAGTGATTTAGCAACACAGTTACCACAATATGATTTTGTTGTTTGTCAAGAAAAACAACTTGATAAGAATCAATATCATAACTTGCTAGGAGAAGCTAAGATGGTGTTTAGTGCAAACTTACAAGAAACACTAGGTATTAGTTGGTACGAAGGAGCAGTTGTTGGTGCAATACCAATGGTTCCAGACAGACTTAGCTACGAAGAAATGGCTTTGCCAGATTTTAAATATCCTAGCAAATGGACAGAAAGTTTTGCAAGTTACAAAATTCATAGATCAGAAGTTGTTAATCAGATATCCGAATACATGGAACACTATGAAGACTTTCTTGTACCATTAGATAAACAAGTAAAAAAACTTAACACAGATTTCTTTTCTGGTAAGCAGTTATATGAGGCTATTTAATGGGAGATGATACCACTTACAAAATAACCTTGGAAGATACTGTAACTGTTAATATCGATCAACTCAATTTAGATTTAGGCGATACTATTACATACGATGTAGCATCAACAGGCGGAGGCACAAGCGGTGTATCTTATGGAGATGGAAGATTTGATCCTTTATCATATGGAACAAATGATACTGGATCAGAGTTTACAGTAAATATTAGTCCCGGAGAAGCATCCTATACAGAAACTAATTTTAAAAATGATGTGGAAGAAATGTCTAAAGATTATCCAGGGTTAGATAAGGCTTGGAGAAATTTTAAATTATTCTATGATATGTGTAAGTCAGACTTTAATAAAAAGAAGGAGGGTGATGCATAATGAAGAAAGATCTTATGTCTTATGTAGTCGTTCAAAAACAAAAAGTTCCTGTAAACATATGCAATACTATAATTGAGAATTTCCAAGATGACTGGCAAAAGCATACATTTTATTCGCATAGTGAAAAAGAGAAATTTAGTACAGATACTGAACTTTCTATATCTCACCAAGTAGTGCCTCACTATAAAGAACTACATCATATTGTTAAAGATAGTCTAATACAATACATAGAAAAAGATATAGCATTACCTACACTTCAAGGGTTTGACGGATTTACTGATGTTAGGTTTAATAAGTATGATGAAAATACACAGATGCATATGCATGCCGATCGAGTTCAACAGATGTTCGACGGTGAAAGAAAAGGTATTCCTACCCTGTCTGTAGTAGGATTATTAAACGATAACTTTACAGGCGGCGATTTTATTATGCTAGACGACAATAAAGTTGAGCTAGGAGCAGGAGATATTCTTATATTTCCAAGTACATTTATGTACTCACACAAAGTAACATTAATAACAGAAGGGACAAGATACAGTTTTGTATCTTGGGTTTGGTAATATGATTAAAAAGCATTTCTATACATGGAAAGACATAGAAAATTGTAGCACAAGTATTGTAAATCAAATGTATAAGGATCAATGGACACCTGATTATATTGTAGGAATAACAAGAGGCGGCAATGTTCCTGCAACAATTATTTCTAATATGACCGGCATACGTTGTGAAGCAATAAAAGTTAGTTTACGTGACAGTGGATATGCAAACGAATCTAATGCTTGGATGGCAGAAGATGCATTTGGAAGTCCTAATGCAGACAGTAACGGACAAGGAAAGAATATATTAATTGTTGACGATATAAACGATACAGGATCAACATTCAATTGGATTGTTGAAGACTGGCAAAGCAGTTGTTACCCTGAAGATGATCATTGGCGTAATGTTTGGTGTGAAAATGTAAGATTTGCGGTTATAACAGATAATTTAGCTAGTGAGTTTAAATTTAAGACACACTATTCTTGTCATGAGGTTAACAAGGCAGAAGAAGATGTTTGGTTAGTTTACCCTTGGGAAAATGTAGGAACATATGAATAAAAAAGATATAGAAAAAGAAATAAAAAAGTGGGTTCCTAATTTAGACGATAAGATTAAGGAGTTAAACTCTAGTAGAGTGTTTAAAAAGATTACACCTAAGTACGATCTAAGTTGGTATATTAAGTGGGCTTCTAGTTTTATTATTCTTATTGGAATGGTATTGACCAGTGCTGGAGGTATGGAGCCATATAACTTATTCTTTCATCTTGGTGGAGTAATGGGTTGGGGAGTAGTAGGTATGCTTTGGCATGATAGAGCACTAGTTTTTATTAATGGAGTAGCAGTTTTTATTTTTGCAACAGGCATTGTTAACTTTTTTGTAGGAAATTAAATATTATGGATAAACCTTGGACTGACATAGTAATAGATACGAAGCATTATACAGTTTATAAAGACGGATTTCCGGTCACAGACGGACATATTTTGTTTGTGCCTAAAGAAGAAACATGGGAGTGTTTAGCATATTGTTATAAAGCCGCATACGGCTGGGGATATGAATGGGTACAAGATAAGATATGTGATGGATTTAATATAGGACAAAATGTAGGTGAGGCCGCAGGACAAACTGTGATGTATCCTCATGTACACTTAATTCCCCGTAAAAAGGGGGATATCGAGGATCCCAGAGGTGGGGTCAGAAACGTAATTCCTAACAAAGGAAATTACCTAAAACGTAAGGAGAGTGGTGGATGAAACCAGGTGAAGCTTTATTGATTGCGGCCAGAAAGCAGGCAGAGGGGGAGATAGCGGTCCATATGGCCAATATTAAAGTCTATCAAACTATGCCCGCTGGAATAGGTGAACATTCTGATATTACAGAAGCAGTGATAGAAGAATTAAACAAACTAGCGGCGGCAGACGATAGACTATCTATGTTGGACAAATATTTTTCTGAAAGTTCCGACAAAACTGTATTGAATGGGTAAGAAAAACCTAAATACAAACAAAAAATTTAATTTGGGCGAATGTTTTGATTGACAATCGCCTAAATATATTGTATAATAATAACATAATAGACATCCTCGTCTATAACTCGGAGAATAAAAAATGAGTAAAAGCAAACAAATTATTACAAGACTGCAAGATGCTGGCATCCGCTATTGGGCAGGTGACAATATTTCCGATGTCTTGCAGGAAGGCGACAAAGAACAACTGATTGAAGAGGCAACACTAAAGTTTGAACAAGTTTTAGATAGCTTAGTAATTGACAGGCATAGTGATCCTAATAGCATGGACACTGGTAGGCGACTTGCTAAAATGTATTTTAATGAAATAATGTCAGGACGTTATGATCCAATGCCTAATGCAACTGCATTTCCTAACCATGTAGATGATGGTTACAAAGGTATGCTAGTAGTAAGAAGTGAAATAAAAAGCATGTGTTCACATCATCATCAACCTGTGAACGGTGTTGCATATATTGGCATTATTGCGGCAGAGACACTAATAGGACTTTCTAAATATACACGTATTGCACAATGGTGTGCTAGACGTGGAACACTAC